GCTATTGGAAGCACTATCAGCAATAACATTGCGCAGCGCAAAGCTATCAAGGAGCAGAATGAGTACAATACCCCTTCAAGTCAGATAGCTAGGTATCAGGCTGCAGGCCTTAACCCTAATCTTATCTACGGCACTGGCCAAGCTTCTGCCGGTAATCAGTCTTCACCTGCTGGCTATCGAGGTGTCAACTACAGTGCTCAAGATATGCTAAGTATGGTCAATGCTGTCAAGAACCTTCAACTTCTGGACTCTGACATAGCAAAGAATAAGGCCGAAGCGCAGCGTGCAGGGCTTGAGTCTCAAGAGAAGGCTATCTACCTGTCTAACTACCAGGATCGAGTCACTCAAGAGGTTCAAGAGGCACGTCTTCGTAATCTCTATACTACCGGACAGATTACGCTGCAGCAGTATCAGCAGCGAGTGCTGCAGTCCCAGGCAGACAATCTTGCCTCACAGGCTGCATTGAATAACTTCCGTCGTACGGTTTCCATCCCTACTGAGCTCCGCATCTCACAGCAGAATGCTAACACGGCACGTGACAACATGGTAATTAACCGTGACCGTCTCTCTTGGGATGCTAGTGAATGGAATCCTCGTAACATCAACATCAAGAATCAGAACCGCCTGCAGGATTACATGTGGCAATGGCGTGATTCTGATAGGTTCCTTAAGGTGATTACTGATTTGTTTGGAATTGGTAAGAACTTCATTACTCCTTTCATTACCCCTTAATGTTTAACCCTTAAAATCAATGACTATGGCACGCTACAGACGAATGAGGTCTCGCCGTCGTGGCCGCAGGCGCTACTGGATGCGTCGCGGTGGTATACGACTGTAATGACACAATGTTTATCACCTCTCCACCTACCTCAAGAAGGGGGACGTGAAAGAGTCGTCCCCTGTGGTAGGTGTGATGCTTGTCTTGTTAGACTACGGCAAGAGTGGACATACCGCCTAAGAGAAGAAGAACGGCAGTGTAAAGACTCTTACTTCGTTACTCTAACTTACGACAATGACCATCTCCCTATAAAGGAGTACTTCGAAGAGGACACCGGTGCTGTGTTCTATGATGCAGTCAATGACAAACGTGACTTGCAGCTATTTAACAAGAGAGTCCGCAAACGACTCGATAAACTAGGAGTTAAGTGTCGTTACTATCTAATCAGTGAATATGGACCAAATACTCAACGCCCCCACTACCATGGTATCTATTGGATGGATACCCCTCTTGCTGACGGTGATTTTGATTCTATTGTCCGTGACAGTTGGAGTTCTCCTAATATCGAGGTGGCACCTGTCACAGACTCCCGAATCAAGTATGTCACGGAGTACTGTCTTACTCGGCAGGACATTCCGGACCATCTTGACCCTAATTTCCGTCTCATGTCTCGTAATCCTGGTATTGGCGCTGCTTATGTACAGCGTATGACCAAATGGCATTTAGCGGATGAAAGCAGGTTTTACGCTCCGGACTATGATGGCAATCGCTGTAATTTGCCTCGGTACTATAGGGACAAGATATACCCTCCCGAACTGCGTGAGCAGCGTGCCGCAGACCTTGCTCTACAAGCGCGGCAAAGGGAAGAGCAGGCGTTTCATGACGCCGGTGACGATGTAGATGTATTGCGCGCCAATCTACGCGCTAAAAGAATAGACTATCACACACGTGTTACACGTTATTTAAACAAAAAAGCTAAGAAACTATGACACCAAAACGAAACTCGCTCTTTTCGAGCATTCCCTTGTGGAAACCTAAGATGTCATCCTTCAACTTGTCCTTCGAGAACAAGTTCAGCACTGACCTCTTCCGCCTCACGCCGGTTATGTGTAAAGAGGTGTTGCCTGACGACCGTGTTAAGATACGGCCGGAGTGCTTCACTCGAATGAGTCCGGCTATCTCTCCGTTCTTCCATCGCCTTAACATTCGCTTCTATCACTTCTTTGTTCCTACCCGTATCATCTGGGATGACTTCGAGAAGTGGATTAACCCTAAGAGCGGCGCTACTGACATTGTTGCCCCTCGTCTTACTGTAGCAACTGACGCTATCATTAACAATGCTGTAGGTGCATTTGCTTTTGCTCCTAAGTCTCTTGCTGACTACCTCGGTGTTAACTTCGGTTTGAATGCAGAAGACCAGGCATCTGTTCAGAAGTTTGCTGCAGGTCTTTCTTCTATCTTCCCCGGCGGCAGCTTTACAATGTCCTCACTGCCTTTCCGTGCATATCAGCAGGTGTTTAACGACTGGTTCATTGACTTGAACAATGCTGACCCTGCTGAGTTCTCCAAAGGTTCCGGTGTTGAGCAGCTTGTAAGTGGCAGCAGCACTGACAATGACGCTCTCTATTCAGCTCTCCTTAAGCTGCGTTATAGAGCTTGGGAGCATGATTACTTCACTTCAGCACTGCCTGAGCCTCAGCGCGGTCCTGACGTCAACGCCTTTGACGGTGGTACAGTAGAGATTTCTGAAATTGAATCTACTATTGAGCCTGCTTCTGATGATCCTACTGATACTGTTCCTGGTTATATTACTCGCCTTGTAACTCAAGGTGTACGTTTTAATAAGGTCAAGCTTAATTCAGAAGATACCTGGTATACTGTTGGTGACTACATTGTTAACCATTTTGCTACTTTTGGCTTCAATGATATGATTGCTGCACAGGAGTGGCTTGTTGAACATGAGCATGATGTTCAATTCTATCAGACTTCACAGAACACTACTTTCGGTAACAATGGTGCAGCAGGTTCTGACAATGTAGAATGGCCTATTGTTATCAAAGCTAACGGCTATAGTAGTGCTGTTAAAGGTAAGCTTGAGACCATCTCTAGTGCTTATCCTGCAGGTGCAGGTGGTGATACAAAGATTTATACTGCTAATCTCGCTGACCATCTGAAGGTCAATACTGAAGGTACTCTTTCTACCAACATTCCTGCTGTCACTGTAGAAGAGCTCCGTGTTAGGATGCAGATGCAAAGCTTCCTTGAGCGTAACGAGGTCGGCGGTAGCCGTTACACTGAAATGCTGTATGCTCACTGGGGTGTTAAAGACCCTGACGGTAGGCTTCAGCGTTCTGAGTTCCTCGGCGGTCATACTCAGCCCCTTGTTATCTCTGATGTTCAGTCTACTGTGGCTGACGACGAGAATGACAAGCCTCTCGGTATGTTCGCTGGCCAGGGTACTTCTGCCAACGGCGGTAAAACTATCAAGTACCGTGTTCCTGAACATGGTTACCTTATCACTTTGATGTGTGTAGTTCCTCGTTCTGCTTACTCACAGGGTCTTGAGAAGATGTGGCATCGTTTTGACCGTCTTGACTACTACTGGCCTTCATTCTCACACCTTGGTGAGCAAGAGGTTCTTAATTCAGAGGTTATGTTTACTGGCTTGGAAGACCAGGACGGTGTCTTCGGTTATCAGTCTCGCTACGCAGAGTATAAGCAGAGTCTTGATCAGGTACACGGTGACCTTAAAGGTTCCCTTTCTCACTGGCACATGGGTCGACTGTTTGATACTCCTGCTACTGCTGACGACCTGCCTAAGCTGTCGCAGAACTTCACTACTCCCACTGATAGTGACGGCGATGCCCTCTCTCGCGTTTGGCCTGTACTGTCCGGCAGTGCCGGCGGTTTTGAAGCTGCCAATGCTGACCACTTCGTCTTTGACGTCTATATGCACTTTACGGCTGGTCGTAGGATGCCGTTCTTTGTCACCCCTCGTAATGGTATGTAGCTATGAGACAGAACGTACACAAGTATACTAATTACCGCGGCATCGTTTCCAATACGGTCCCGGGTCGTTGTTACTCTATTCAGGAGCTGCTGTCCCGCGTTATGCGCGGGCAGCCGCTTCCGATGGTTCCTCCACAGTATGAAGAGACAAAAGAGCTCTCAGAAAGCGAAATAGATGCCCAAATTGACGCGTTCGAGCGTCATCCGATGTATGACAAGGACTTCGACATTATCGACGCTAAAAACGGCATTGAAATGATAAATGAACATGAGAAACAGTTCGAGGCTCAGAAGAAGAAGAAGACAACCACTAAAACAAAGAAATCATGACAAAGAGAAGTAAACGTTTTAGCTCGCTTTTGAGCTTGAGCCCTGAGCGTGTTATGGGCTCCCATTACCTCATCACTATCAATGGACACAAGTACCTCTATTTGGACGGCATTGAGTGCATGTTTCAAATCTTTCAGGTACATGATCATCTTCATGCTGGTATCTACTTCGACCCTTCTAAAAGGGACATGTTCATGTTGGAGGACTGTGTTGTCACTGTTGACAAGACTGAACGTGACTGCGGTTTCTACTGCGGCACTGCTTACTTCGTTGTTAATGAGGATGACGGCAAAGACAACCTTATTGCTGTCGACCTTGTTTCAACTGAGTCTGCACGGCAGACCCTGGTTGCTTTCCGTCTCTTTTCTGAGGTTCCCAACAACCCCCTCAGTTAGCACCGTCCCCTATAACTTGACATAATAGGTGCTAACTGACACCACGGCCAAGGTAAAGGATGTTAGTTCCCCCCTTTCACCTCCGTGGTAGGTAAAAACTAAATTTGGTTGTTTGAAATAAGTTTTATATCTTTGTCCCAAGCTACTTACAACATAGCGTTCAATTGTGTAAAGAGCGAGCGACGCGAAGCAAAGCAAGCGATTGACACAATTTTACGTTATGTTAAGTAGCTAAGGACATAAATACAGCTACTATGGACAAACGTAACAAATGGTATTTGATAATAGAGCTTATCGCTACAATCCTTCTAGCGTTGCTCTCTTTCTTCCGTCCTATTCGGTATGAGTTGAACAAGGCTGAGCCTATTACAGCTGGTGTCCTTACTGCTCTTGGTACTGCTATTGGTGCTATTGGAAGCACTATCAGCAATAACATTGCGCAGCGCAAAGCTATCAAGGAGCAGAATGAGTACAATACCCCTTCAAGTCAGATAGCTAGGTATCAGGCTGCAGGCCTTAACCCTAATCTTATCT